AAAGAGTGGTCGCGGAGCGCCACGAAGCTCGGCGACACCATCCAGGTGCGCATCCCGCAGCGGTTTGTCGTCAACGAGGGTCAGGCGCTCATCATTCAGAGCATCCTGAATCAGACGGTTCCGCTCAGCATCAACCATCAGTATCAGGTCGGCATGGAGTGGTCGTCTGCGGACTCGGCGCTGCGCGTCGAGGAAGTGCAGAAGCGCTACACCAAGCCCGCCGGCTACGCGCTCGCGAACAAGGCCGACGTGCAGGCCGGGGCCGAAGTCTACAAGAGCGTCTACTACTCGATTGGCGCGCCGGGCGTGCCGCTCGATGACAATCTGACGTGGACGGATGGCGTCGCGCTGCTGCGTGCGGTCGGCGTGCCCGAAGAACTCTGCGCCGTGACCGACACGAAGACGCAGAGCGCCATCACGAACGCGAACCTCGCGCAGTTCAACCCCGCCGCGATGATCTCCGACATGTTCCGCACGTCGAAGATGGGCGGCAAGTATGGCGAAGGCGCGCTCGGTATCGATGACTGGTATTACGACCCGAACATGCCGACGCACACGACCGGCTCGTTCGCGGCCTCGACGCCAGCGGTCGCAGGCGGGTTGCAGTCCGGGTCCACGCTCGCCATTGACGGCATGGGCGCGTATGCGCTGAAGGCGGGCGACGTGTTCACGATTGACGGCGTGTATGCGGTCAACCCGGTGAGCTACGTCGATACCGGCTTCTTGCAGCAGTTCACGCTGTCGGCTGATGTCTCGGGCACGTCGACGGCGACGCTGGCGTTTACGCCGCCGATTATCGCGTCGGGGCAGCTCCAGACCGTGACGAATCTGCCCGCCGACAACGCGGCGCTGAACTTCCTCGGCGCGACCGGCGCGGTCGGGGCGACGATGACGGCGACGCGCTCGAAGCAGTCGCTCGTGTTCCAGCCGGACGCGTTTGCGTTCGCGATGGTGGACCTGCCGGACAATCTCCCCGGTGCGAACGCCAAGACCGTGACGGATGCCGACGCGCGCATCACGCTGCGGTGGGTCGAGCAGTATCAGGCGAGCACGGATCAACTTCCTCGGCGCTGCGACATGCTCGTCGGCGTGGCCCCGATTCTTCCGAGCTTCGCGCTCAGAGCCTGGAGCTAAGCACATGGCCCTTGTGAGAACAACGGCAACGTCGGCCATCGGGGCGGGCGACACGTCGATCGTCGTGGCCTCGGCTTCGGGTTTTTCGGCGGGCTATACCGTCCGTGTGGACGAAGAAATCATGCTCGTCGGGAAAGCCTACAGCAGCGGCTTGACCATCCCGGTCATTCGCGGCCAAGCCGGCACGCGCGCGGTGGCGCATCCGGTGACGTGCAGCGTGATTGCGGGCATCGCGTCGGATTGGTCGAATCCCGATCCGTCACTCGCGATTGCGTTCCCGATTGCGGGACGGGCGCGCACGACCGCGAGTTACTCGGCAGACGGCGCGATTGCGCTCCCTACGCCGGGCAATGATGCGCTCGCGATTCTCAACAGCACCGTCGCGCTCGCGATGACACTGGCGAATCCGACGAAGGACATGGACGGGTCCATCCTCATCATCGCGGGCAACGGCTCGGCGGCGCATACTGTCGCACCGGCCGCCGCGATCAACAACGCCGGGTCGAATTTCGATACGGCCATCACGTTCGCGTCCGGCGGCAAGCAGGTCTGCGCACTGATTGCCGTGAACGAGTTCTGGTGTCTGTTCCCGTCGTTCTACGGCGGCACGCTGACCAACGTCACCATCACGATGTCGTAGCGTTTTGCACACCCGGCGGCGTGGTCTGGGGAGACGCGCCGCCGGGGTTGTTTAGGAGTGACATGCATATCAGCAGCGCGATTCAACTCGGCTCGCAGTCGGCCTATGCGAAAGAAATCGTCAAGCACGAGGCGAATTTCACGCAATACGGCGCGCCGGGGCGTCTGTATGAGTTCCGCGCGTATCCCACGATGCTCTACCGGGCCACGCGTGGCAAATCTGGTCCGGACTTCGAAGGGGCGACCGCGCACGACGATGCGGAGCGCGAGCGCCACGAGCGGTCAGGCTTCGTCCACGGCGGCAAGGCGGCGGCATTGGCCGCGCTCGAGCGTCAGGAGTTCGAATACGCCGAACTGGCCGCGAATCGCGCCTATACCGACCGCTCGATGAGCGACAAGGCGCGCACCGAAGCGGCAAAGGTCGATGAGGCCACCGTGCAGCATCTCCCGGCCATTCCGGACGCGAAAGAGCGCAAGCGGTGACGCTGCATTATCGGCATCCGCCCGATCCGACGATTCTGGCGTGGGTGACGGTCAACGGCGTCGATTTCGCGTGCTACAGCAACGCGGATAAGGCGCGCTACGAGCGGCTGGCGGCCGGACTGCCGCCGGAGGAGCCAGAGCCGGAGCCGGTGGTCAGCGATGCGACCGTGCCGCCGGAAGCGGCCGTGCCGGTCGAGGACCCCGTTACCGTGACGGAACCGGAGCAGACGCCCGTCGAGCAGGCCACCACGACCATCATGGAGTCGGCGCCCGTCGAGCAAGCCACCATCACGGAGGAACACGCACCGAAATCGTCACGCAAGAAAAAGTAACCCTGTCTCCGGCGCGATGCCGGGTGTCTCCGCGCACTCACGCGGACGCAGGAGTAGTGCATCATGTTGGCACGCATCACGGGCGGCGGCGCCTTTACCGCCGGCAACATTCGCGACATCAACAACAACTTTTCCGCGCTCTCGCAGCCTGACCTCTGGGTTCGTCCGCAGGCGTATGTGTCTGGCGCGGACGGCAGCTTTGACAGGCCGTTTGCGACGGTCGGTGCGGCTCTCAGCGTGTCACGTCCCGGCTACGTGATCGGACTGCTCGGCGTCACGCGCGAAGAACTCGTGATGCCGCTCGGCCTGAACGACGTGACGATTCGCGGCATGGTGCCGACGCCGCGTCAGGCGACGACGAGTGGCGTCGCGAACGGCGGCGGCGCGACGTGGCTCTCCCCGCTCGCGGGCGCGACCACGACGACGACGCCACTCGTGACCGTGCGGGCGCAGGGCATCACCTTCGAGAATATCTACTTCAACAACTCGGCCTCGGCTGCGCCGTGCGTGCTACTGCTGATGAACGGCGCGGGCGATCCGCCCATCGACGCCTCGGCTGAACACGCGACGTTCTACAACTGCTTTTTCACGGGCGCGTTTCATGGTCTGCGCGCGAGCGGCGGCCCAAACTTCTGCGTCGTGGACTCGTGCCGCTTCTTCGGCTTCGGCGACAGCGGCGACACGGCGATCTCCAACACGGTCGGCGCTGGCGTGCATTCGCTCTATGGCTGGGTGATTCGTAACTGCGAGTTCTGGGGCAACAGCCGTCACATCCAGGCCGGACTGAATGGCGCGTCGATTCACGACAACCATTTCTCCTACATCAACAACGGCGTCACGACCGCCATCTTCTACGATGCCACCGGGGGCCTCGACAACGCGGTCTATCGCAACGCGTTCGACGTGAACAGCGGCAACGCGGGCATTGCGGCGATGTTCGTGCTCGGCACGAATGACCGCTTCTCCGGCAACTCGCTGAGCACGGCCGTCACGACCACGAACTTCTCGTGGGGCGACCCGGCGTAACATGCCGACCACGACGGCGCGGGCACGCATCGCCAGCGCGTTTGAGATTCTGGGCGTCTTCCAGCCGGGGCAATCGGTCCCGGCGGATGACGCGACGGCGGCGTTCGGCGCATGGTCGCTCGCGCCGCTGATGGCCCCGTGCATCGCGCGCGAAGTGTTCGCACTCACCGCCGACAAGGGCGGCCCCTCGGATCCCTACACCATCGGCCCCGGCGGCGACTTCAACACGACCAAGCCCGCCGCGAATGCGCTCACGGGGGCCGGGTTGCTGCTCGGCACGTCCGATCCGGTCGTGGAAGTGCCGATTCCCATCATCACCGATGACATGTTCCAGTGGACGAGCATCAAGGAACTGTCCAACGCGCAGTTCACGACGCTCTACTACCGCGCGACATATCAGGACGGCCTCGGCACGATCATTCTGTGGCCGGTGCCGGATACCGCCGAGAACAGTCTCGCGCTGTATCGACTGACGCAGCTCACGTCGTTTCTCTCGCTCACGGCGCAATACGACGTGCCGGAGGGCTATGAGGAAGCCATCGACTACAACCTCGCCATCCGTCTCGCGGCGCCGTATGGGCGCCCCGTGACGCCCGATATCAGCGCGCTAGCGGTCACCTCGCTCGCGGCGGTGAAGCGCGCGAATACCAAGCCCGGCGACGTGCCGATCGATCCGATGTTCGCGGGCAGTCCCAACGGCGGCTACATCATTCAGTCCGGAGGCAATCAGTGGAACCGATAAAGCGCGTGTGCGCGTGCCTGGTGCTGGCGCTCTGTCTCAGCCCGCCCGCGTGGGCGCAGATTCTCACGCCGTCGCCGCAGTCGGTGAATGCGGCCTCGAGCGGCGTGACGGACTGCGGCACGGGCGAGTGCGCGTCGTGGGTCGTGCCGAATGCGCTCTTTACGAACGACACGGGCAGTCAGAACATCGCCATCGGCTACAGCGCGCTCAATCTGCTCGACGG